TTTTTATTGTATCAATAGAAACTCCTGCAGGTCCTAGAACCATAACACTAAACTCTGGAACAATAACATTAGATAGTGGTAAAATAACAGTAGAATAATGATATTTATATAAAATGATTAAACTAGTAGACATATTAAACGAAGGCATATACGATCCAGGTATATTCAAAGCGGTATTTACTGCAGGTGGCCCTGGTAGTGGTAAATCATATGCAGCGTCAAGTCTATTTGGTATGCCTGAAAAAATGCCTTTTGTTTCTGCTCAAGGGTTGAAATCTGTAAACAGCGATAAGTATTTTGAAACATATTTACAGATGAAAGGATTAAGCCAAGACATAGCTAAATTAAAACCATCAGAATATTCTCAAGCCATGCAACTAAGGCAAAAAAGTAAAAAGGTTAGAGATGCTGCATTAAAAAATTATATAAATGGACGGCTAGGTTTACTCATAGATGGAACAGGTAAAAATTATCCTAATATAGCTAAGCAGAAAAAAAGATTACAGGCTGTAGGTTATGACTGCTTTATGATATTTGTCAACACTGACCTAGACGTTGCTCTTGAAAGAAACCAAGAAAGAGAAAGAAAACTTCCAACAGAATTAGTAAAATCTTCTTGGCAGGCAGTACAAAATAACCTAGGTAAATTCCAAAGTTTATTTGGTTCAAGCAATATGCTAGTTGTAGATAATTCAGAAAAAAAAGATTTTGCAGATATTATAAAATCAAAGGCAAGAGAATTTGTAACAAGACCCGTACAAAATCACATAGCCAAACAGTGGATTAAAAAAGAATTAGAGCTTAGGAAATCAAAATGAGTTTAGGAAAATATTTATCAGATAAAATTTTACTTGAGGAAACAAATATTAAAACTATTGTTGCAATATATCCTGGAAGATTTCAACCTATGGGAGCTCACCACGCAAAAACATTTAAGTGGCTCCAGTCAAAGTTTAAAGACTCTTATGTTGGAACAAGCGATAAAATAAATTTACCAAAATCACCATTTTCATTTGCTGAAAAAAGAAAAATAATAAATTCCCACGGAATAAAAAACGTTGTAAAAGTAAAAAACCCATACAAGGCAGAAGAAATATTAAAAAAATATGACCCTAAAACTACAGCAGCAGTATTTATGGTAGGTTCAAAAGACGCAGGAAGACTTAAGGGTAAGTTTTTTCAAGATTGGAAAGGCAAGGCTGAGATTGGATATAAAGAAGGAGCATATCTCATAATTGCTCCTCATGTTTCAATGAATGTACCAGGATATGGAGAAATGAGCGGCACGGCAATTAGAAAAGCTTTGGGAGATAAAGAATTAAACAAGGTTGAAAAGTTAAAGGTTTTTAAGGGAATATTTGGCCACACAAAAAATTATGACCTTATAGTAAATAAGCTAGAAAAATTAAATGAAACCATTGAAGACTTTTGCCAAAACAGTAATATATTAGATATAATAAGTGAAGCTTCAAAAACAGCCCCAGGGTCAGCTGATGTTGATGACGGACCAAGATATTTTTATGGTACTCAAAAAGCATATCGAACAAGTAATAAAGCCTTAGCTGAAAAAATGGGAATGGAGGTTATAGATTATATTGCTGGAGAAAATGAATTTTTTCAACACGATACAGCGTTTAAGAAAGACTTTACTGGAGGACCAACCGCAGCAGTTTCATATTTTCCTGTTGGTGTACCGGGTACAGGAGCAAAAGATGTTGTTGCTGGAACAAACTACCTTCAAGATAAAAGAGGAAGAGACGCTTATACTAGATGGAGTAGTTGGTCAAAATATATAGCTCAATCTGCTGGATATGAATTTTTGAACTTTCTAGGTGCTGAAATATCATCTACACAATCTAAAAAAGAACCTATAAAAATAGACAAAGAAGAAAAAAAGCTACAAAAAATGTTGAGCAAACAGAAAAAAACCAATATACACTTTCAAGAGCCAACCGTTATTAAACCTACATCTATCCATACTGTTAAAGAAAGTTTAGGTGAATGGCTAGCTAATCAAATATTATTAGTTGAAGGTGGAGCATATGGTCACATGTCCCATCCATTCGATGATAGAGCTTTAACATTTGGAGACTTTAAAAATATAATTAACCTTGCTCTTCAAGGAAATCTTGATTTAGAAAAAGCAGCAACAGAAAAAACTGATGGCCAAAATTTATTTATTAGTTGGAATGGCAAAATGCTAGCTGCTAGAAATACTGGAGACCTTAAGCGTGGTGGAATGGACTATAAAGCCGTTGCTGCAAAATTTAAAGGTAGAGGCAATATAGAAAAAGCATTTACTTTTGCAATGAAAGATCTAGCAAAAGCAATTGGAGGTCTTAATGCTAAACAACAAGAAAAAATATTTAATGGCGGTAATAACTGGGTAAATATGGAAATAATGTTTCCTGCCTCTGCCAATGTGATTACGTATGATGCACCATACCTACAGTTTCATAATGTATTACAATATAAAGATGGCAAAGCCATAGGGTCAGTTCAAGACGGAGCAAGAATTCTTGCAGGAATGATTGCACAAATAAATCAAAGCGTTCAAAAAAACTTTTCTATAATTGGACCTAAGATTCTGAAGATGAAACCTCACCAAGACTACTCAGCAAAAAAACCTTATTTCACTGAAAAACTTAAAAAACTTATGAAAAAGTTTAATATGAAAGACACATCAACATTTGCTGAATATCATCAAGCTTGGTGGGAAAACTTTGTTGATAAAAAAATGAAAGGTGTTGATAATACAATTAAAATGGGATTGGTTAAACGTTGGGCATTCTTTGATAAGTCATTTAGATTAGACAAGAAAACTATACCTAGTGAAGACCTACTTAAAAAAGCAAAAGAATTTGATAAAATAAAACATGCAGACCAAGTAAAAAATAATATGCTTCCTTTTGAAACATTATTTTTTGAATTAGGCGCTGAAGTACTTAAAAATGTGGAAGGATTCTTAGCAGCTAATCCAGATAAAGCAATTCAAAATGTTAGAAAACAGGTAGCAAAAGCTATTAATGATGTTAGAAAAGGTGGAGACCTTAAAAAATTAAATAGAATGACTCAACAATTGCAAAAAATTGCAGCTATCGGAGGATTTAAAACTATAATTCCAAGTGAAGGATTGGTTTTTATATACAAAGGAAACACATATAAATTAACAGGTGCATTTGCCCCAGTAAATCAAATTGCTGGTATGATGACTTTCTAAAGGAGAAAAAGGTTATGAAAAAATATATTCCAGAACATAAAGTTCAAAGAATGAGAAATTTAGTTACAAAACAGTTTGGAAGTAAAACCAAAATACAGGTAGGTTATGGTAAAAGTTTAGGTGATCACGTTGAAGGAGAAGTTTGGGAAGAAAAAGGCAAAAAGTGGACAATAAAGAACGGAATTACCCAAACCCTTACTAAATTAGACAAGGCCAGAAATTCAGCAATAATGCCTTTATTTTGCCCAAAGTGTAAGAAAAAACATATGAGAGGTCAAATGGATAAACTATTTTGGAAATTGTATGGCGAGTGCTCTAATTGTAGAATAAGTTATGAAACTAAATTAAAAATTGGTGGAAACTATATAGAATATGCAAATAAAATAAGATCTGAAAACGCAAAAGATTGGATGGAAGATTTAACTAAGGTTGCACAAGATTTTATTTCAGAAACAAATAGAAAAGGTTATATTACTGAAACAGGAAAAATAGAAGATTGGTCAAGTCAAAATAAAGACGAAATCAAAACAATAGTAGACGAAAACGTTGAAAATATAAAGAGTCAAATAACTTCTCATTTGGAAAAGTTGAATAACAAAGACTAATACTATATTTATTGTAGTATAATAAGAACAATTTACTGGGATTAAACTATGAATATAAAACAATTTAAAAAAATACTAAGCGAGGAAATAGAATCTGTTTTATCTGAAGCTTCAATAACAAAAAGGTTTCAAAAAGCTGTTGAAGCTCTTCAATCAATACAATTAAAGCAGCAAGAACTTAGAAAAAAGTTTGTTGCTGAAAAGGATCCTAAAAAGAAAGAAACTTTTAAAAAATCTTTAATAAGCCTTCATAAGAAAGTAGAGCAAGCAGAAAAAGATTTTAATAAAGCGGTTACTAGTGAACCAATAGATGATTAAACGGAAAAAAGTCAAGGCCTTGGGGCAAATATACATGCCAAAAGAAAAAGAGGCGAAAAACCAGCTAAAAAAGGAAGTAAAGCCCATAAAAAAGCAGTTAAGGCAGCTAGGTCAATAAACAAAGAATCTGTAAATGAAGATGTATTTAAGTCTTTTCTTGGTGATGACCCAACATTTAAGCTTTATACAGCAACAAACACAGACAATAGAAAATCTGTAAAGGCTAGAAAAACAGATAAAACATGGGATGATGGTGTTCCTGTTCTTAAATACATTGCAAGAGCTTCTAAAAAAGATTCGCCATTACCAAAGGGCAAATTTAAGATTATAGAAGACAACAAACATGGTTGGTGGTACTATCAAGTTGGAAATACTTGGTATGGTATTCAACAAAAAGATTATGGTACACCTCCATTTGAATACTAAATAAGGAGAAAAAGTTATGAGTATATTAACAAAGTTATTTTCAGGCGGTGCAGCTGATTTGGTAAAGGGTGTTGGTGGAGTAATAGACAACCTACATACATCTAAAGAAGAAAAGTTAGCAGCTGAACAAAAAATAAAAGAATTAGTTTCTGACTACGAAACTAAAATGGAAGCTAACATAACAGACAGATGGAAATCAGATATGAATTCTGATTCTTGGTTATCCAAAAATGTAAGACCAATGGTTCTTATATTTCTAGTTGTATGTACGGTATTAATGATATTTATTGATGCTGGTACAATTCATTTTGAAGTAGAAGAAAAATGGACTGACCTATTACAACTGGTATTGATAACAGTTATTGGTGCCTACTTTGGAGGAAGATCATTCGAAAAAGGCCGTAAAAAATAAATAAAGAATTATTTGTTTATTTGACAAAAATTCTTTATATTAATCTAATATGGCGGTAAAAAAGAATCTTAAAGAAATAATACGAGATGAATATAAACGGTGTTCACAAGACCCCGTACATTTCATGCGTAAATATTGTATTATTCAACATCCTACTAAAGGTAAGATGTATTTTAATCTATATCCGTTCCAGGAAGAGGCATTAAAAGAATTTAAAGATAATAGATATA